CTAACTGAACTGGATAGAATCCCAAGTGAGGCTTCAATGTCTTGCCATGAACTTCTGCATCTGTAACGACTGGGCGTTCTCCGAAGCCATTCTTCTTGTACCAAGATTGCCATTTGAGATCATAAGCATTTGAGATCTCAACACCTACAGAAAGGTTATTAATCTTTGAAACACCTGCATGCCATCCAATATGCTGAAGATCCATAGTTTGATAGATTGTTCCATCGTTATCAATCAAGAAATGAACAGAGATTCCTCTCTTGTCTAAAACTCGTTGACATGTCTTGGAGTTCAAACACACATCCCAGTGATTAATAAATTGCGTGATCTTTCTAGGTTTCTTGCCTGCCTGAGAACGATAGCAGCCCAATTTAGCCATTAATCCGCCCTTATCTGTCCATAGAACAGTTTTATCCCATTCAATAGGGAACTCCTTAGAGTTATAGACAATGCGAGCCAAACCGTCATTGTCATAATTAGGAGACACATAATCAGAGATATGCGCTTCTCTCTCATTGAAAAGGACACGGAACGTTCCTTCACCACACATACCATCGGCAGTCAACCCTCTGTCTTTCTGCCATTGCTTAATAATGCGAACTAACTTTTCGTCAAACGCATCATGTCCGAACCAAGTGGGATCCCATCCCAACTTGGAAGCGGACGCTTCATTAAAAAATACTTTATCTACAGCCATAATTTTACTCCAATATTTTATCTGCAATCCCTAACTTGATTGCTTCGTCTGCACTTAAATAGACATTTTGTTTTCTTCTCATAAAATTTTTGAGTTGTTTTTTTGACATATTTGTTGCATCAGCAAGAGATTCTAAATAAATTTCTTGCATCTTCTTTACTTCAGACAACTCATTTTCCAAATTATGTAGAGAGCCATGATTTCCTGCAATCACAGAATGGATCATAACACGACAGTTCTTTCCGATATATCGCTCTCCTTTGGTTCCTGATGCCAAGATTAAAACGCCTGCAGACATAACCTTACCAATTCCAATTGTTTGGATAGGACAATCTTTTTTTACAACATTCATAATGTCAACCAAAGCAGCCATATCATCTGCAGATCCACCATAGGTAGATACATATAACTTAATTGGCTTACCTTCTTCTGTTAGTGCGCCTCCTTCGTCATACTTTGGCATACCTACATGTTGCAATGTCAACAGTGCAGAAATAACTTCTGCGATTCTTTCTTCCTCTACGTCGCCATAGAGCCCAACAGATCTCATTGATTCGAGTTTATCTTCTTCGCTTTCTTCTTCTGCTTTCTGAGCAACCATTTCAAGCAATTCTTCAAGAGAGATTCTCTCTCCTTCCTCTTCTTCTAACCCGGAAGATTCATCATCAAATTGTTGATCTTCAGCAATTTCCTCTGAGGTTTCTTCAATTTCTTCATTTTCTTTGTTCATATATACTCCTTGGTTAAAACAAAAAAGGGCAAAACTTTCATAGCCTGCCCTTATTATACGATTGAAATCTACTGTTTATTCAATTATCTTCTTCTTGCAGACTCTCTCAAAAGGCGTCTGGCAACTCGGCGTGTGACTTCAGCGATAACTTCTTCATCATCTACTGCTTCAGCACCGGCAGCAGCAAGATCAGCATCCACTTCTTCATCGTCAGCCATCCCCATATCACCTCCTTCGGGTGCTGCTTCCATATCTTCCATGCCTTCATCTTCCATATCTTCTTCCTCTTCGTCGCCTTCGAGTTCCATAGATACACCCTGAGATTGAGCCCAGTCTTTAATAGCTCCAAGAAGATCCATAACCATTGCTTCGGCGTCGCCACCTTCTTCAGCAGGTTCTTCCATTTCCATTTCATCTTCAACTTCCATACCAGCGTCCATTTCTGGATCTGCTTTTGCTTCCCCAGCAGGCTCTTCGTCCATTTCCATATCCATCTCTTCTTCAGCTTCTTCGGCTTCATTCAAGAAGTTGGAAACGTAGGTAGGCTTGATGTTTGCGTATTTCATAAATTGACGAGTGGTACCCTCGTTTAATAATAGTTTCTTTTTAGCCATTTTAAAATCTCCTTTTTGTCATGACAAATAAATGCATTTTGTTCAATAAATAGTGATATTCTATCCAAAAATCATAAATCCGGATGATCTTTTTCAATTATATCGAAAATATTTTCGATTTCAGAATCTTTGAGATCAAAGTCTTCATCAATAGTATTTAGTCCTTTCTTAATCAAATCTTCATTCTTTTTCTTATTTTTAGAAGACTTTCTATATGACTTCTCTTCTAGCAGCTTAAAAAAGAATTGGAGGAACTGTTCATCGTCATTAATTATTCCAGAAATACAGCCTCTAATGAAATCTGATTGTGATATGCCATAGTGCTTTAATTTGATTTTGAGATCAGCGTGTCGCTTTTCTGTTTCCAAAAATAATATTTGCTTGTCTTTCTTAATTCCTTTCATAACAGTTCCTCCTTTTTCGATTAATCTGGCTTACTATTTTGAGAGTAAATATCGCCATACTTTGTATTATCGCCAATAATTGGCTTACCAACAATATCTGTAGATCCAAGTGCGCCATCACCTCTATCTGACATTGAGATTGGGTAACTATAAAGATCTCCATCATGACGACAATAAGCACGGAAAGGGATGATTGGGATTAATACTGCTTGAGCAATTTTCTCTCCTCGTTCGATGCGCTGAATAGCTGTTCCTACGTTGTGCAAATTGACAAAGACTTCTCCGTCATACCCAGAGTCCACAACACAAGCGCCTACCAATAAACTACGCTTTGAAGCTACAGATGATCGATTCATAATCTGTAGCATGTGTCCGTGCGGAACTCCAAATCGAAGCCCAGTCTGTAACAGACAAGACTGTCCGGGCGCTAACTCAATAGCCTCATTGACATCCAAAGGAGAGAAAAAGATATCCAATCCTGCATCTGATGGGTTAGCCCTTGTTGGTGGGACAACATTTGGGTGTGTAAAACTATATTCTAAGATCATTCTTTTCCTCCATATTTTTGTTCTAGATCATATTTCGCTTTTGCAGAGGCGAGACTCATAGAGAATATTGCAATTATAAAAAATGCCAACATACTCCATCCAGGACTAATCCCTAGGTTATCTGATAATTTAATTATAAGTGCCCAGATTGAGGACACAACAACAAAGAACAAAAGCGCTTCTGCTCCATTCTTCATTCCTTCTTTAATCCATTTATTCATTTAATCTCCAAAATAAGTCATCCATGCATAAACAAAGATGGTAATAAATATTGTTAAGCTTAATATAGCTGTCATTGCTCTGGCTCCTGTGCTTCTGGTTGCATAGCTCTAAGGATTGCGTCAAACTTTGAGAATGCGGTGCGCAAAGAATCCAACGATGATTCCATTTGCTCTTTGCTAAGTTCTCCATAGTCTTCTGCTTCATATTGTTCAAGGTAAGAGTTGAACGTCTCTGCGAGAGCATAAGCAGCAATTGCCAAATCTCCCTGTGTTAGTCCAGTTGTTTGTTCTGGTTCTTCGTTTGTAACTTCCATATTTCCTCCTGTTACTTATTATACGATTGAAAGGGAGAGAATATTCATTTTACTCTCCCCTTTTCTAGATTTATTTTATTTTTGATTTGCTAACCCACTTCAAGAGTGCTTCTGCGTTCTCTACGGAAGGGTGGGTATGAACTGTATCCTGCCATGCCCATCCCGGAACAAACTTAGAAAACAATGTATGATTCATAACTTTAGTTGATATGTTCGTTTTCTGGAATTCTGAATCTGTAATTTTTACTCCGCAGAACTCAAAAATATCTTTTGCTTCGTCTCGTGTATACCACGCCTGACTAGCATAATCTCTGCTCTCTACTTTAGTGCGTTGCTCGAACCCAACAATCTCTGCTATTTCTTTGTAAATCTCCACAGTTCTATCTAACTTGGGTGGAGCACTATCAAACTTAAGATTGTATTCTTCAAAGAATGTATCATATTTTGTCTTTTTACCAGTCTTGTTGTCGATATGGAAAAACGTTTTTTCTTTTTTGTCGTAAATAAACATAAGGTTTCTTGTTTCACTATTTTTTCTGTTCTTGCCCTCGAATTGATAACAGAATGTAATTTTTGAATGCATGATTGTATACAAAGCATTTCTGCCGTATATGTTATCTTTTATTCTTTCTTCTAAGAATTTCTTTCTTTTTAGGTTTAAATTCTGAAACATACTAAGTGTTAGTTCGCTTTCGGCTCTTCCTCTACTTCTTCCAATGCCTGTAAAATATACGATACTGTTGACATAGCCAATTTCTGTTAGCATAGGATCGCCTGAGCGTACCATTTGTTCCATTCTGGATCTTCCACAGTGATAATAACTCTTCATTATGCTGTCTTGGTTTCCAGTTACGCCAATTGTGTCCATATCCCAGTCTTGCCCATAGGGAGGGTTTTTCTGTTGAAAGCCCCAAGATTCAGACATTGCTATATTGATTTCATTTGGCTTAGGTTCGTTAATTCTATCAACTTTTGATGTATAAGAATCTCCAAACATTTCTTCCAAGAAGCCAGACACAAAATTCCTTTTGCTTCTTCCGTTACTAAAATAGTTTTTATACCCACCTTTGTTCAAGATTTCATAGATTTCATCTTTATAATCATCGAAATCATTGTCTGGGTTTTTAATGTCGGAAACTAATTCCGTATTATAAGTAAGAAGTTGGTGCTCGATATATTTTTTTACGTCTTCTTCTGAAGAACCTAGTTGCGGCTCTGGAAGATCCATTTGAACTCTGTTCAAAAATTGAAAGAATTCCCCTTCTTTCTTAACTTCAACAATCATACAGGGAATACGAATCTCATCTCTCTTCTTTCCTAGAATATCTGTACAGAACTTTATCCATGCTTCAAGCCTATGATGCCCTTGAGCAACTTCGATAAACTGACTGTCCGAATTATTAGCAGCAATGATGATTTGCTTTAAGATAAGTTTTTCGCCTTCGTTGTGCCTCTTGATCATATTTTCGAAAATCGATTTTAAGTGATCTTTCTTGATTTCTTTTTTTCTGATTTGGTATCTTCCTCTACAAAGTTCATCAACAGGAACCATTCCGGTTGCCAAAATCTCAAATGAATCATCCTCATCCATTTCAATATAGTTGTCAATCTGACTAGTATATAAATCTGATCTGGATATTGGTTTATAAATAAGTTGTGATGCGTCAAAAGCTAGCTTTAATTGTGTTGTAGACATAATCTCTCCTTTGTGTTGTCTTGTTGCTTGTTTTACCCTAAGCGAAAGGTTTTTTGTATATATTATACGTTTGAATGACTCTATTTATTCAACTTTATTACAAGTTCTATCAACTCTGACTTGCTCATTGCTGATACTTCTTTTCTTGATAGGCTGCCTTCTTCTACTTCTGGTGTGTAGTCCTTGGTGTATCCATCACGGATCATTTGATCTGCGATTTCCATTCGCTTGTTTGCAATTTCAACATATTCTTCTGATATGTCGATGCCTAACCAACGTCTTCCATTGATTGCTGCCATCTTTGTGGTGGTTCCTGCTCCTACAAATGGATCAACAACTAAGTCCCCTTCATTTGTCCAAGTCATAATGTGATCTTCTGCTAGTGATTCTGGAAACATTGCCGGATGTTTATAGGCAAAGTCGTCATTTGTTGTGTATTTTTTGCCTGTATTATACTTCCAAACGTTATGTCGGGGGGAAAAATTAGGCGTAGGCTTGCGGTTCTTTGCCTTTACGAGTTCACCGGCTGCGTTGCGGTTCGTTGAAGTCCCGAACGAGGTGTAGCCGCTCCACTTGTTTGGCTTGTCGCATATGAGGTTCGCTGTCTTTGGCTTGCCTTTACTGAACACGAACATATACTCAAACACCTGTGAGTATCTATTGCCTGTGCGTCTTGCAGGGAAAGACGAACCATTCTTCTCATAGATCATTGTGTCGTGGATGTTTAGCCCCAACTCTTGAAAGAAGATGGCTTGTCGAAAGGAGGAGCCAGACTCTGAACCTTTCAGAACTGCATCTCCTACTACCCATACAATGACGCCACCCTTTGCTAGCTTTTGATACATCTTGCGAGCGATGTCTTCAAACGGAAAAGAATATCCGTTATAGTCCCTAAGTTGATCGTAAGGTGGAGAGGTGACGAATGCATCGACGGACTCATCTTCTAATTGATCCATCACCTCAACACAGTTTCCTAATATAATCTTGTTCACTTATCCCCCTTTTTGTATTTGTTCGTATTCGTTGTTTCCATTTCTTTAAGAGCATCTTTGAAGCGAGCAATAAAGCCTGATGCTTGTATCAATTCGCCAACTACGAGATGGACTTGATCTTCTGGCAATTTTGGATCGGATAAAAATTGCAGTAACATTCTTTCAATCTCTAATGTCTGCTTAATGTTCTTCTTAATTTCTTTTTTGCTTATCATAATAAACCCTCCTATATTATATACGACTAAACATCAAGATTTATTCATCTTTCCCATCCACATTCTTTAAGTGCTCTATCAACATCTTTCAGTGCTTCGGACAATTGTCTTTGTTTTATTGGCTGATCATAACCGAGCACATATCCTTGCCATATTCCTTGTGCTTTGAATATGTGCACGATTAGATTACCGTCTTGATTGAAATACCTGAAATTGTTGTTATCAACTACCCAATCGTTCTTTGTCATTTCTCCTCCAACTTCTCAATATACTTCTCAAGATACCATGCTGCTTTCTTCAAGTCCTGAATTAGCGTCTTTGGATCTTTCTTTCCTGCTCTTGAGATATATTTGATAACATTCCCAAGATGGAAGCCTAGTCCCCAAGCATCAATCACCTTGATTGCTTCATATGTATTCTCTTTCCCACCATAGTGATCTGGGTGGTTCACTAGTTCTCCTAGTTTCTTAAGTTGTTCTTTGTCATTCATTGATTTTTTCTCCTTTATCCTAGCAACCTAAAACATTTTCTAATTGAGCGTGTGCTAAAGCCCCACTGCTCACTGTAGTCCAATCTTGCCATATAAGGCTGATTGACGTATACTGTGTCCTTGTCTGTCGGGTTCCAACACTTGATGTCTACCATCGCATTGTTTGAGTCCACAACTTTGAGAATCCAGTATTCTTTACCTCTTGCTGTCTTCTTCTTGATAAGTTTACGAGGCACAAACCATACCAATAATTGATCGTCTTGATCTGAATCTACAGACAATGCAACCTCATACTCAGAGATAGGCACGACTGGAGAGTCTTCTAGTTTAATTCGAACTGAATCACTCATAACCAAGTCGAAAGGGAAGATACCTGTTAGATCTGACTTCTGAGAAATTAGTTCATCTTTTGTGAAGCTTCCCTCTGCTTTGTACAGTTCAATGTTCTCATGGAACTTCTTCTTGTTTTTGGGACGATCTACCACTACAGCACTCCAAAAATGCTTCATACCGGTGAATCGACTATCCATTAAATGATCACACGCTCCAGCCCTCACAAGCACGTCTAAAGCCTTTTTATTAAGTTTGCTATACTTGACATCAGGATGGAACAGAAAGTCCTCTACAGTGTGAAATGGGCGGTTATTAACCACCTGTTCCATAGCAGAGTCACCTAGCCCTTTGATGGTAGTCAGAGG